ACAAATACTCCATCATTACTCATGTTGTTGTTTTCACTCCGTATATTCCCATGTTTACGTAATCATAAGTATTATTTACTTCTAATTGTATTCCACCACCTGATAAATCGGTTGTAGTAGCATATTGTCCATAACCCATAATTATTGATACTGATTCTGAACCACCTTGATATTTAGTATATCCCATATTCCAATTTAATGCGTTATGGGTAGTAGAAGAATAAGCGTCTGGGTGTATAGTCATATCTAAAACTACTTTTCTATAATAACTTCCCCCCTCAATATCTCTACCAACATCAATCCCTGTACTTCCCCATTGTCCCCAATCACTTCTATCATTTGCACTGCTATTGTATCTCCAACCTTGTGCAACTGAATAATATGATCCAGAAGTTTGTTCTGAATTAGATGAATTAAGAAATCTAAATTCAATAGTATGAGCGCCTGTACTTCCAAGATTTAAACTTCCTATTACTTTGTAGTAATCATAATCAGAAGAAAAAACTTGTTGAAATTGTATTTTATTCGCTGAACCTAAATCTTGGTCAATCATTGATAGTAAACTTAAAGAGCCACCTCCACCTAAATATTGTTTCTCTACATATTTAAGATTGCCACTATCACTTGCATCTGAAACTAAAAATTTATCAGTATCAGCTAGTGAAGTAATAGCTGTTTGACCTGTGATTGATGTTATATCTAAATGTTCGTCTGAAATACTATCGTCTGAAATTTTTGCCGCATTAACTGAGTCTGCACCTAGTTTGGCATTTGATATAATTCCATCTGTAATATCACTTGCTGTTAAAGGTGCCGATGTAGGAGTCTTGCCAATATAAGCCATTTAAACCTTTATGTAATCTCTAATATACTTAATGTTGCGTCTATCTTTGCAGAAACTGAACAATCTATTTTCATAATATCAGTTGTTTGCATTACATATTTTCCGCCTGATAAAACTTCTAATGAACTGCCAGCTGGTATGCTCACATCTTTAATCAATAAAACTGTTTCATTTGTTTCTGTGTCGCTCGTATCTGAAACTAATTGAACGTCAGCAGTGACAGAAGTTGTATGAATATTGCAAAGTGTTAATCCAATAACAACTGTAGTAGTGCTTGACGGTACTGTGTATAAAGTTAATGGAGTTCCTGCACTGGCTGGCATCGCACCATTAGTTTTTACTTTGAAAGTATTAGCCATTTATTCTCCTATCCTAAAGCAATCGCAAGAGGCAAAGCATTTGGGTCAGTTTCTGAAATAGTTCCTGTGACTGACATTGTGCTTGATACTGCATTACTTGAAATATTTAATTGTAAAATCTCAACATTATCTGAACCGTCATTCATTTTTAATTTTAAAACACCACTAGTAGCAGTATCAACCCAAAGAGTGCCAGCAGTTGCTGATCCAGGTGCCGAACTACCACTATGCGAAGAATTAATCGCAGATAAAATATTGTTCAATTCTGTTCTAAACGAACTAAATCCTTGGTTCGCTAAACTTACATCACTTACTTGTGCCATATCTAATCTATATCCTTTTCTTTTTAACTTTGCAACCCATAACCTTTAGCAATATAATCAAAAGTACGATCAACCGCAACACCACTACTGTTCACAAAAGCAATTGTGAATCCAGAAACTGTCTTTGATGATATTGTAAAAACATCGCCTGTTGCCATGTTTTGAGCCGCAATACCGATTGAGGGAACTGCATAAAAAGCATTACCATAAGTAATAGTTTTACTACCAGATGATGTTGCTAAATTACTTTCCCCAATAGTTCTTTCTTCCATATTTAATTTTATAACAACATTTTTTACATTACTAGATGTTTGATCATCATCATTTGTAAGTTTCAATCTAAATTTTGCAAATCTAAATTTAAACGTTGCCGATTGTGTAATGTCTACAAAACTTGTGCAATCTGCTAATGATGTTGTTGATGTAGCTACTTGTACTCTATGAAAAGCATGTATTTGTTCTGTACCGTCAAAAGGAGCCTTGGCAGAATCAAAAACTAAAGCACCTCGGCCACTATCAAATAAATCGTATGGGTTTTCTGCATCTAAAGTTATTGTAGGCTCTAGGTTTCCGTCATAAATTTGTGATAGGGATAAACTGTTAGTGAAATTGTAAAACCCTTTGGCATCACGATTAGAATTACTAAAGTTTGGATTTGATGTTGTATCTGTACCACCTAACTCAAAATCGCCACTTGCAGAATCAAAATTTCCAACAGTATCATCAAAGTTTGTGACAGTATCTAATGTTAGCACTGTATCCCCAGAATCATCAATTTTTACTGCTAGAGGAAAACTAGCATCCATATTATCTGCAGCTGTAAAAATATCTGGTGTTTCAGTAAACGTGCTGATTTGTGTATATGCTTGAATGCTTGAAATATTTGTGCTGACTATACTTGCCTCTGCAGATGTATTACTATTTTTATCTACTGCTTTGATCAAATATGAGCCTGTTCTTGCTGGTACAATAGCACTATCACATTTTCTACGAGGACATCTAACAAGGTTTGATGAATTAAGCCAATTAGCACCAGATAATGTGTTTTGATATCTGATTTCATAAAACGATATATCTAAATCACTTTCTTTACTTGGTGGTGTCCATGTTAATTTCATGTGGTCTTGCCCATGCATTTCTACTGCAAAATCTTCAACATTACTTGGCACCTCAACCCCACCTACAATAGTTCTTGTTGCAGATACAAATGTTGATTTTACACCTAAAGTATTAACAGCTCTTACTCTTACTTGATACTCAGCCGCATCTATAACGTTTAAATGTTGATATTCTAATATTTTACCTACTGCTATCTCTCTAAATGAATCAGTCACAGTATTTCCGTCTTGATCTTTAGTTTGTTTTATTTGCACCTCATAATTATCAACAAAATTATCTGGCGAGGCACTAACAGTTATTATTAATCTTGTAATAACTATACCGTCAGCATATTCTATTAACTCATCATCTAAACTAACACTTGCTGGTGGCAATATACTAAAAGGATTTGGCAACGTTGTATCTGGTATAGTTGCTACTTCTTGTTGAGTACCAAAGGTATAATAACTATCTTGATGTTCAGATAACTGTAAACCGATAGTCTGATCAGCATTTATTGACATACCTTGCACTCTAAAAGGTTTAGCAGAAAAACTAGGGGTAGCATGGGTAATATTCACTATATCGCCTATACTTAATTCTAATGCTGTAGCATCTGCTTTTAAACTTACATCTAAACTTGATCTTGACCTACGCAATATTATTTCTGCCATTTCTTGTGCTTGATATGGGCTTGTAAGCATAGGGAAATCAAATCTACCCTCTAATAAAATACCACCGTCAGCAGTTTTCATAGTTGCGTGTTGATCTGCACTTGCTAATCCTGTTTCATCAACAGGGGGAAACTGTGCAGTATCTGATTGATAATTTTTGTCTGGGTTTATCCAGTTCACTATAACCCTATTGTATCGTGAATTTTTATTTTTACTTGATACTGTAATACCACCAAGAATATTATCTTCTGTAAGTGTTATTGTTGCAGAACCAGAACTTTCAACTAGGATTTTATATTTACCACCACTAAAATTTAAAAAGGCACGACAACCTTTTACAAACTCTCTTACGTTTTCTATAGCTTTTTTTGATGTATCAACAACAGTATGACTATCCATTAAATCAATAGCACTTGCACCAGAATATGGGGTTATATTAGTATCGCAAACATCACCAGCAGTTTGCCAATCAGCATAATTGCTATCAAAATAACTATTTGGTATACCCATTCCAAATCTATCGTTGCGTAAATAATCTAATAATTGATAAACAGGATTATCTGAATATTCCCATGTTGATGATGTATCTTCTCTATGAGTACCAGAGCCACCTGTTTTGGTTCCGTCAAGGTTTGGGTTATATACTTTTTTACCTTGAACAACTGCGTTTACAGTAGGCAAAGAACCGAATTTATCAGCATTCCAGCTAAAACGTATTGCTAAATATGCAAGTCCTTGTAATTTATGATCGCTTGTCCATGATGAAAGAGTGCTCAATAAACTTGATGCAGATTGTGAATCAGTTCCAAAGTGTGGCTCTGGTACTCATAGAGAAGATACATCAT